CCGAGAACCGTACTTTCATACGCAATGTTGGGTACAAATACGACCCATCTACATACTTTATATCAGGAGAATACAATGAGTGAACGTAAGGAACCTATGGTGCATGTGAACGTGCGCCTACCTAGATATGTGCTAGAACATTTTAAGAAGTACCCTAACTACACGCGCAAGATGCGTGAGGTTTTAATCAAACAAGTTAGGGAAGAAAAAGAAAACGAAGATTAAAAATGCTTTCCACTACCTAACAATTGTTAGGTTATGTTGACGTACCTTGCCGCCTTCGGGCGGCATTTTTTTGCCTGTAGAAAAGCTATTGACAATGTTAAATTCCGCCGCCATACTCCGTACATGGCTCTTACTCCCGAAAAGAAAGTGAAGAATAAAGTCGTTGCGTTATTAAAGGAACGTGGGGCTTATTACTTTTTCCCTGCTACTTACGGCATGGGTCGCTCTGGCGTACCCGACATCGTTGCTTGTTACCGAGGAAGGTTTATTGGCATCGAGTGCAAGGCGGGGAAGAACACACCTACCGAATTACAAAAACAAGAACTCGCAGCAATCAAGACTGCTGGAGGTAGTTCCGTAGTTATAAACGAAAACAACATTGACGAACTCAAGGAGATACTTGATGACCTATGAAACATATCCAATGGTACACCTACCCCGAGGTGAGAACCCTACTTACTCTAAGATGCCCCAAGAATATAGCTGCTTAGGTTGCCCTAACTGTAAAGGATACAACATGCACCACATACGCGCTCGCGTGTCATTCCGAAGGGAAGATTCCAATGAGGGGGTGTACGCAGACTTAGCGAAGGACGGAGTGCTTACTGGGCGCACACAACAATTTAACCCTAGCGCAAGGCGCAGTGGCTTACTGATAGATTTCTGGTGCGAAGACTGTAATGAGTATTCTTTGTTTGCTCTCGCACAACACAAAGGTTTGAGCTTGATGTACTGGGCTGACCCAAAGGACTTTGAAAATGAATAAGGGACTAGAGATATTACTGAAGCGGATTGATTCGCACCCCGAAGAGTTTGACCAGTTATTTAGACAAAAACCACACAGCGCAGCCCCTACAGCTAGTTGGGACAAACTGGTAGAAATAGCCTTGAACGAACAGCGTAGTCATTCGTTTCTTACTGAGGACGAACGTGCAGAGTTGAGGGCAAGAATGCAAAGCGTCCAAGGCGACATTTTTACAAAAGCGGTAATGCGTACGCTGTTTGCCATGAATGGTGATGATAGTAGTGACACCCCATAAAAAACCCATTGATAGGACGTAAGCTCTTGGATATTTTAGTTATAGACTTTGAAACGTATTACGCAAAAGATTACGGTTTCAACAAACTTACAACAGAAGAATATGTAAGAGACCCACGCTTTGAGGTTATTGGCGTAGCTGTTAAGAAAAATGACGAAGAAACTCAGTGGTTTAGCGGCACAACTAAAAAGACCAAAGAGTTCCTCGACCAATTCGATTGGGAAAACAGTGCAGCCGTGGCGCACAATGCCAAGTTTGACATGGCTGTTTTGAACTGGGTTTTCGACATTAGACCTAAGAAGATAGCTGATACCCTCTCAATGGCCCGTGCTATTCACACTGTGGAAGTCGGAGGCAGCCTAGCTGCACTGAGTGAGCACTATAATTTGGGAATTAAGGGGACGGAAGTCCATGAAGCTATTGGCAAGCAACGCCTAGACTTTTCTCCATCTGAGCTACGCTCTTACGGTAGTTACTGCATACAAGATGTAGAGCTTACCGCCAAGCTGTTTATAGTTCTCGTGCAAAGGTTTTCTGTTTTTGAGCTAGACCTGATTGACCTTACGCTTAGGATGTTTACTGAACCTGCTCTCATGTTGGATAAAAAAGTCCTTAAAGACCACTTACAAGATATACAGCAGAAGAAAAAATACCTGATGGAGAAAGTGGTGCACGACGAGAAAGACCTGCGCAGTGACACTAAGTTCGCCGCGTTGCTTGCAGAGTTCGGAGTAAAGGCTCCGATTAAGGTAAGCCCCACGACAGGTAAAGAAACTTATGCGTTTGCCAAGACGGACGAAGAGTTCAAAGCATTGCAAGACCACGAGAACGAGTATGTGCGACTGCTTGTTTCTGCGCGCCTTGGTGTGAAGTCTACTATTGAAGAAACACGTACAGAGCGGTTTATAAGCATCGCGGATCGGGGTTTATTACCCATACCACTAAGATACTACGCAGCACATACGGGACGATGGGGCGGCGACGACAAGATAAACATGCAGAACTTGCCCCGAGGCTCCGCGCTCAAGAAGGCGATATGCGCACCAGAAGGCTACGTCTTTGTGGACTGTGACCTTTCTCAGATTGAAGCTAGAACTTTGGCTTGGCTTGCACAGCAGAACGACTTGGTGGTTGCTTTTGATAAAGGCGATGACGTTTATAAGATAATGGCGTCATCTATATACGGTAAAAGCGTGGAAGACATAACCAAAGACGAACGGTTCGTCGGTAAGACTACGATCTTAGGTGCAGGGTACGGAATGGGGCCAAACAAGTTTCAGCAGCAGTTAAAAAACTTTGGGGTAGACCTAGAGCTAAAGGAATGTGAACGCATTATCAAAGTGTATCGAAAGACCTATAAAAAGATTCCAGAGTTGTGGTACCAAGCTAGTGATGCCCTAGAAGCTATGATGCGTAACAAAACTGCACCGCTTGGATTGAAAGGCGTGTTGAACGTGATGGGTTCGCAAGGTATTGAAATGCCTAACAAATTACGAATACAGTATGCAAATCTTAGGAAGCAAAAAGGGGAAGACGGCAAAGACGAACTGGTGTACGATACCCGAAGGGGTCGTGCGGTTGTTGCAAACAGGATATATGGGGGTAAGGTGATTGAGAACGTTTGTCAAGCTTTAGCCCGCATTGTTATAGGTGAGCAGCTACTCAGAATATCGAAAAAGTACAAGGTAGTAATGACTGTACATGACGCCGTTGGGTGCATTGCACCTGAGAGCGAAGCCGAAGAAGCCCTGCGGTATGTAGAAGAAAGCATGAAGATACGCCCTGAATGGGCACCGACTCTGCCCCTCGATTGCGATGGCGGTTATGCCAAAAGTTACGGTGAGTGCTAAGTAATACCCCAGCGGGCGGTGGGTAGGTTCGCGAAAGCCGCAACACCCGCAGTGTACAAAGAGAGAATAAAGGCCCATTGTGTGCCCCTCCGCATCTTGTGTACACCGGCTAGCCCACGCTACGGGCCTTTTAACTAGGAGATAAATATGTACGGCAAAGACCCAGTAATGGTAGACCTTGATCGGTACCTGACGACGCTAGAGGAAGACTACGTAGACCCGTACGAACTCAAGCGTGAACGAGACGAATACCTAGCAGATCAGGACGACTCCATAGCAACCGAACTTAAACAAATTCGAGAGAGAAACAAATTCGAGAGAGAAACAAATGAGTGGAAAAGGTAGTAGACGCAGACCCTTGCTCATCCCTGCTAAAGACTTCGGGGAGAACTGGGCAAAAATCTTTAAGAAACCAAAACAGACGGAGAAAGAGAATGATATATGCTCAAATGGCGAAGCCGACCGACCCACTGCCAAAAGAGACAGCTCTACAAAAACAGACGGGCGGGACGCACTATAAAAGTATGGCTATCCAGCCTGCCGAGTACGCAGAGAAAAACGGCTTGTCCCTGCTAGAAGGTAATGTAGTGAAGTACATAACTAGGTGGAAGCTGAAAGGCCAACCGCTAGCGGATTTAGAAAAGGCCAAGCACTGCATCGACCTGTTAATCGAGATACATAACGTAAAATGAAAATAACACTAACAATAGAAGTAGATGGTGCTGATGCCGAAGAGATTGTGGCTATGCTGCAACGTGCAAGCGAAGCAGTGGCGAAGCTAGAAGCCATACTTCAGGAGTTCGAAGATGCTGATAAAGTGTAACGCCGCAGACCATCTGTATTTGATTGACGATGACCCCGTGCGGGCTAAATTATTTAAAAACAACAGTGTGCGGTTTGAAGACCCGTTTCATGTGTATGCAGAATTGAACGACGAGACTGGAGAGATAGCCGCAGTTGTTTGCGTAATCATCTGTAAATTTGTACCCCAAGATGAGAGGCAGCTAAAATTTATCGCCGCAGGTAAAGCCGCAGGTAAACTTCCTAAAATTGAAGAAGGCCTTGCAGAAGGAGAAGCAATATATGGGAAGTTGGGTACGGTGTTATGCCCTTACTCAATATGGTCATACCAACGTGGGCACGGCAGAAAGCTAATTAGTAACTTACTAGAAGCAACTCCCATAATGCACCCAGAAGTAGATGCGGTAATAACTATGTCCCCACACACTCATACTGCTATGAAGTTCCACTTGAGTAACGGAGCAGGTATATTTTCTTCTAACGAAGAAACCGTTAATTACGAATACGAGGTGGAAGATGTCGTACTTCACTGACCCGATGGCGGCTATAGAAGAAGCAGAGTTTATAGCCAGAGAACAAAAGCGCACCATGTACGTGGTAGAAATCGAACCAAACCATATAGAGGTTATGACTTCGGAAGAAGCATATCACACAAATGGCATTGTGCTAGAAAAGATAGTGCCGTTTGAGGAAAACCATAATATATACGACTAAGGAGGTAGCTCTATGCTGACTTCACTAATGTGCGTAGCACTAGCAGTTTACTTCGAAGCGAGGGGTGAGCCGGACACTGGGCAGATTGCAGTTGCTCACGTAATACGAAACAGAATTGAAGATACGCGCTACCCAGACAACGCGTGTGACGTGGTAAAACAAGGGTACTACTGGAACGGCAACCCAATCCGCAACATGTGCCAGTTTAGTTTTTATTGTGATGGTAAGAGCGATAATCCTAAGAACAAACAGGCTTGGTTTAACGCGCTGTACATAGCAAAACTTAGTGGGTTTACTCCCGACATTACAGGAGGCGCGACCCATTACCATAGTACAAAAGTGTTTCCTGAATGGGCTTACGTAGGACGTGTAACAGCTAAGATATATACACATATTTTCTATACAGGTGTGCAGTAATGACGAAAACAAGAACAAGTACTTTAAGCTCTGAAGATAGAGAGGCGCTACAGGAACAAGTCGCCCGTGATGTTGAAGAGTATCTGGCAAAGGGTGGGAAGATAACCCAGTACCCCCCACGCGCATACAGCACTCCGGCTGTAAGTTATAGCAGTTGGCACAGCGATAGTGACACGCACAAGAACAAACACACAGCAGTTACATACAACGTCGAGCCAATTACTGACCCCATAAAGCGTATGCTTGGCGCGTTTATACCGAGGTTTAAGAGAGATGTATGAGTATAACTGCAAAATTGTTAACGTAGTGGACGGGGATACAGTCGATGTGGATATTGATCTTGGTTTCGATACTTGGCGCTGTAACGAGCGCATTCGTCTTTACGGAGTTGATACTCCAGAGTGCCGCACACGAGATGTGGAGGAAAAAGCTGCCGGACTCTTGGCAAAGAAGTTTGTCGGAGATACGCTCCACGTTGGGGAAACCTACAAAATAACGACCAAAGAAAAAGACAAGTACGGGCGGTACCTCGGGCTAATTAAAATCAGAGGGGACTTAACGATAAACGTTGTGCTGGTAACTGAGCGCCTAGCAGTACCCTACAAGGGGCAAAGCAAAGAAGAAATACAAGAAGCACATAAAGCTAACTACCAAGTTTTAAAAGAGAAAGGTTTATTATGACAGCTTGGTCTTACAGCAGTATAAGCACGTTTAAGCAATGTCCTAAAAAATACTACCATTTAAAAGTAGCGAAGGACGTTAAAGACACAAGCAGTGAGGCTATGACCTACGGAAATCTTGTGCATAAAGCAGCAGAAGATTTTATAAAAGAAGGAACACCAATCCCCAAAAAGTTTAATTATATGGTTCCTATAGTAACCGCGTTAAATAATATAGAAGGTGAGAAGCATTGCGAACTTAAATTTGGGGTTGCGTACGACGGCAAATACTACAAACCTACTGGGTTCTTTTCTAAAGATGTTTGGTTTAGGGGCATAGCCGACTTACTCATAGTAAACGAGGACAAAGCATTTTTAGTAGATTACAAAACCGGTAAGAACGCCAAATACGCGGAAACTGCGCAGTTAGATATGTTAGCCGCCGCTACGTTTACTCATTTCCCTGAAGTCACCCATATAAAATCTGCGCTAGTCTATGTAGTAAGTAAAGAGTTTATAAGAAAAGAACACAGTAGGGATTTACACGCTTCTTACTACGCCACATTTGAAGAACCCTTAGAATCTTTAGCTGCGGCAGAAGAACATGATGTGTGGAACGCTAAGAGTGGGCCGCTGTGTGCGTTCTGTCCGGTTACTAGCTGCGAACATAATAGGAGAAGATAATGGCTAAGAAAAAACTTGGAACGCTTTACTACGACGACAGAAAGGAAGAAGGTGTTTTTAAAATTGACGAACATTTTTGGGAAGAAAACAAAATTATTCAGCTAGATATTTTGCAAGACTGGGCGTATCACTTTACTAATCTTTATAACGAAACGTTAGCGAATCTAGATAAGAAGGATTTTACAAAATGACCAAAAGTAAACGAAATTACAAATCCGAGTATGAAAACTACCAAGGCACCAAAGAGCAAAAGAAGAAACGCGCCCAGCGCAACGCGGCTCGACGCAAAGCCGAGCGAGACGGTAAAGTAAGCAAGGGTGACGGTAACGACGTAGCTCACAAGAAGGCTATGGACAAAGGCGGTAAGAACTCTGACGGCACTAAGGTAGAGACAGCAAGCCGCAACCGTTCCTTCAAGCGTGATTCCAAAGGCAATCTTGTATCTGAGACTAGTAAGCGTGAGCGAAAGAAGACATCTAAAGCATGAAGATAATAGAAAACAAATACGTGCTGCTGCGCACAAAGCGACCGCACTTAGTCACTGAGAAAGTAGAAGACTACCGCATAATTAAAAAAGACGATGATGGTTTTTACGAGCTATCAGTTAAGTGGGAACAGCCCGAAGCCGAAGCACTTGCTAGTCTAGGCGTGAAACTGCCATCTCCCATACAGAGGGATTATGAATGGACAGGTAAGCATAAGCCGTTTAACCATCAAAGAGAGACAGCTTCTTTCTTAAGCGTGCGCCGTAAAGCCTTTTGTTTTAACGAACAGGGTACAGGTAAAACCGCCTCTGTTATTTGGGCGGCTGATTATTTGATGAAGCTCGGGCTTATACGTAGGGTGCTAGTGATTTGCCCCTTGTCTATTATGAAATCCGCTTGGCAACAAGACCTATTTACCTTCGCCATGCACCGCAGTTGTTCGGTAGCACACGGTACAGCAGAGCAACGCCGCAAGATACTCGCTGCCAATTCTGATTTTGTCATCATTAACTTTGATGGTGTCGCAGTGGTACAAGAAGAGATTAGCAAAGCGGGCTTTGACTTGATTGTGGTAGACGAAGCCAATGCGTATAAGAACGTACAGACAAACCGTTGGAAAGTGCTTAAGCGCCTTGCCGATGGCATCGACTGGTTGTGGATGTTAACTGGTACACCCGCTGCGCAGTCACCAGTAGATGCCTTCGGGTTGGCTCGGCTAGTTAACCCTGCAAATGTGCCACGTTATTTCGGGCAGTTCCGTGACAAGGTGATGTATAAGATCACGCAGTATACTTGGAAGCCTAGTATTAACGCCGACAAGATAGTGCACCAAGTATTACAGCCCGCAATCCGCTTTGAAAAAGGCCAATGCTTAGACCTGCCCGCAGTAACCCACGTAGAACGAGACGCTCCTCTAACCAAGCAGCAAGAGAAATACTACCAAGTTCTTAAAAAACAAATGGTTATAGAAGCTGACGGCGAACAAGTAAGCTCGGTAAATGCCGCAACAAACATAAATAAGCTACTTCAAATATCAGGTGGTGCGGTCTATACGGACGATAGAGAAGTTATTGAGTTTGACGTAAAGAACCGTTTGCAAGTAGTTCTGGAAGTAATAGAAGAAGCTAGTCATAAGGTGCTAGTCTTTGTGCCATTCACGCATACTATTGAATTGCTTGAAGAGTTTCTTAATAAGAACAAAATAAGCTGCGCTGTTATATCTGGGAAAGTATCTGTTAATAAGCGAAGTGAAATAATTGACCAGTTCCAAACCACGCCCAACCCCCATGTTTTAATTATCCAACCCCAAGCCGCTTCCCACGGTTTGACTCTAACGGCAGCCAATACAGTAATTTGGTATGCCCCTGTAACTAGCGTAGAAACTTATCTACAAGCCAACGCACGTATCGACAGGCCGGGGCAACACAACCCAATGACCATCGTGCACATTCGCGGTAGTGAAGTAGAAGCGCGTCTATACAAAATGTTGCGGTCGAACATCAGTAACCACAACAAGATAGTCGATTTGTATAAACAAGAAATAAACGCTTGACAATGTAAAAAGTAGTTGTAAACTGACCCTCCGACTTACCAAAAGGAGGATTCTGTGAGCGACTACAATGCGTCCGAATTAGCGGGCATTTACATCAAGATGCGTGAGAAAATCCGCGACCTTGAAGATAAGATAAAAGAAATAAAAGAGCAGCAATCCAAAGTAGCTGACAAGATGTTAGAGCTATGCAACGAGCAAGATGCCAACAGCCTAAATACCACAAACGGAACTATAAGCCGCCGCCTAAACTCTAGCTATTGGACTAGTGACTGGGACAGCTTCTACCAGTTTGTAAAAGAAAATGATGCCTACCATTTGCTAGAAAAGCGAATACATAACGGCAACATGAAAGAGTTCCTAGCCGACAATCCTGACGATGTACCAATGGGGCTACAGGCTAGAAACCAATATGTAATAAGTGTAAGAAAACCTACCTCTAAATAGGAGATTAAAATGAGTAACGAAGTATCTATATTTAAGAACCAAACAGGCGTATCTACGCGCCGCAGGAGTGCCCTAGCTGAGCAGCTTAAAAGCAGTTCAACTGTATATAGCCGCCGTATTCAAACAAGCAACAAGGGCTTCTTCCGAAAGATCATTAACGGTGAGCAAGTGGGCGAGCCTATCCGTGATGAGTTTGAAGCGATCATTGTTAATATGCTACCCAAAGTCTCTCGTATCTATTACAAGGATAAGTTTGACCCTACCAAGGAAGCGACC